CGGAAGGGCAATATCTCTGCTACGTCAGTTCTATCAGTAACTTCACTTCTAGCAACAAAATATTTACTCAAAAAAACAACACCTTCATCCTTCAGTTCACCAGTAGCATGTTCTATTGTGCTAAGAAAACGGGTACTTTCTACAACATCTCTAGTCTCCATCTGCAAATTAACCTTTACAAATTTACATAAACCTTTAATATTAATCAAATCATTTATTTCTAATGGAATAGCCCAACTGGTATCATCACCAAATACATAAAAAAACATATCTTCAGTAATTAACGCATTATATATTTGATTATATCTACCAGGATTATTCTTAGCAACATTTAAACAATATGCAATTATGATATACATAACTATCCATGAATCACCATGAGAGGTTTCATAAGCTCCAGAGGGCATACCACCATATATAAGCTTCCAAACATCTTTATACACGTGAGCAACCTTTAAAGCAAGATTATCTGCTACAACCTTAAGCAATTTAATAAATATATCATAATCAGGGGTGCCAGGAACATAATAATACATTGTAAAGTAACTATAAACATTTAAAAAAGCAGCTTTAATAGTGGTATCTAAACCCACAAAATCTAAAGTGCAGTAAATATGCCTTCCACTCTTCCAATGCATCTTCTTAGCAATTATATTTGCACCACCATACCAATGTGAAATCCCAATAGCTATATGATTGCCTCTTTCACGTTTTTGTCTAAATCCATGAATCATTCTCTGACTTTTAGACAACACTACTGTAGGAATCTGAAACAACCTTAATTTATCATTCAATTTCAAAATTTCAGCTCTAGTTCTTCCACACAAAACCTCATTCTTAGCAACTGTACTCCATGCCCTATCAACTAAAATCGGATCTTTCCCTTCTCTTATATCAGCCGCCATTTTACGTATGGCATTATTTGCATATTCCATCTGAGAATCTTTCTTACCAACACAAATTACATTATACTTTATACCTTCAATCTCATACTCACGCTTCTTCTCAGGACGCAATCCTGCCGACGTATCTAACGACATATCATCACTCTTAGCTAACTCATTTTCAAAGTTCCAAACCTTAGTCTGCTTAAAATCTTCTACCTTTAATAATTTTACCATAGTAGTTAAGATAGTACTATGCAGATCACCAAAAACCTGACCTCTACCAAAAAAAGAATGAGTCGGTTTCTTCAATTTACCAATGGATACTTCTAACTTTTCCTCAACACGATCCATTGAATATGCAATATTTGGAACACCTTCAGGCGTACCACCATAGGCTTTATTGAAAATTGACAAATGCCTGAGACACATATTTTTTAAACTAGGAACATCATGTATCTCCCAGGCATGACCTGAAAACTTTTGATTCGGAAAACATGCTACTACCATTTCACCATTAGATCTCCT